TCCGCAGACTGATGAATTATGCTTACGACCAGGAATTGCATGATGTAGAACAACGCTGGTTGCTGGGAGCCGGAGAAAACTTTGGTACTACCGTAACTGATGAAGACCTGGAGAGTTCAGAAGGCAGAAAAGTGATTGCCCTCAACCTGGATGATACAGACGATGATTCAATACCAGAGTGTTATGAAAGTAATGATGGCCCACAACCATTTGATACAACACGCTCATTTATTCATGAAGTTGTACACGCGTTGACTCACCTTCAGGACAAAGAAGACAGTAATCCAAGAGGCCCGGTAGTCGAGTATACCAATATCATTTTAAAAGAGATGGGTCACACATCACCACCAAGAATCGCCTACGAATTTAGTAATTGACACTCATCAAAAAATGCAAAATCCCACGATGCTACAACACAGTAACCAGTTTAGGTCTGAGCTAATACAGGTCAGCAGTCCATAAACACTGGCTCCTGTCAGGATGCCACCTGCTAACCCAGTACCAGAAATCGATTCGGACATTCATCCCCCTCTGGTTGTGTGGGGCCTCTCAGTTATGAGGGGAAATAATAAATATCCTCCGGCATAGCCGGAGGATATTTATTCATAAAGAACACAATTAAGAATAATACCGATTTAATTAAAATAACTTGATCTCACAGTTGAAGAATGAATAATAGCGAGCCCTGCCAAGGCAGGGCATAGAAATAACCAACGAGAAGAAATAGGTAGGAACTAATGAAAAACACCGCTCTGGGTAAGTTCATTTTTATCGTCGGCACCGCGTTACTGCTCGGTGGCTGTAGTGGCATGGTCATGCCTCCCTATGCCACCCACGGTACATCGGTCGGAATCATTGCGCCGGCGGGAGGCTATAGCGAGTGGCACACGGATAGCCGCAACCACACCACAGGAGACAGTCACAGCCAGTCACAGGGAAACTGCACCCAAAGTGAAGATAGCCAGCTCAACGAAAATGGTCTCACACGGACACACCAAAGCAACTGTAACACCCGTAGTCAAACCCACAGCAGTAGCACCAGCAAAACCCGCTCCAGCAGCGTCGGTTTCAGCGTCGGGGGGCCTGTTGGTGCTAGCATAGGGTTGATTAAGCAGATGGAGTCGATGAACCGTGCGCCAGCCAACGATATGAGTAGTAATGAGATGTTCAAGAATTTCGGTTTCTAGCACATAACGCCACCTGGTACCGTTGTGGTGTCTGGCCCGGCGGCTATCTGTAACGACTCACAATCGAAAAAAGTCAGACTCGCAATCAGCGCAAATTTTGGCTCACAATAACTGCAACTGAAATCGGACGTGGACTCACGCTAAGTGAGAGCGAAATCCGACGCTCAGAGCCAAATGAGAAGTTTTTTCCATTGGCAGTAATTGTGAGCCAGCAAAAATAGATTGTGAGTCCATTGAATGGGGATCGTTGTGCATTTTCATAAGCCTCACCTCCGATAGCTCGGATGGCGCAGTGTGAAGTAGGAAGGCCGCCCGGTGGATTAACGACAAAACTCAGAGGGATTATTCCGGACGGCACAAACAGAAAAGCCCCGGCAATCACCGAGGCTTAAATTGTTGCCGGTTACCGCTCCGGCGCGATCAGCAAAAGCTATCGCGGTATCAGATTGTGGTCCTGCCTGTGTGAGCTTTGCGGTCGGCTGGAACATGTAGACTCCGCATCACTCCCCGCACTTTGTCTTATTGGCGTCGGGAATCCATAAAAGAAAACCCCGCCGAGGCGAGGTTCTTAATTCTTGTAATGTCACAGGCATAATAACCCATCCTTGGAATCAGGTTAGCCATTTTCCGTTAATTTTGCAATAGCTAAATTATTTTGGTCATCGAGTCACGTTTCCCAGAACCTTTTCTGCATACGATTCCTCAATATGGCAATGCTCCACCAGCCGATCGAAAAACAGTTTATAGTTGTACCGCCATACCATTTCCGTTACTCCTAGTGCTTTAAAAATCTCGGTATCTTTGAGACGTGGGTAGCCTCTTCCCTTGCATCTTGGGCATTTTTTATAAACCGGCACGCCCTGCAACTCAGATTTTTTCTTATCGAGAATTTCTCCGCGTCCCCGGCAACGACATTCATTTTTCACATGGCCTTTGCCATCACACGCCTTACACACTACGCGCACCTGCTCACGAACTGATTTCCACACCTCCCAGTCGGACGGAGAAATACCTTTCGTATCTTTTACCCATTTTGGTGGCTTACCATCCGGGTAGGTAACCTTGTTCGTGAAAACCTCAGCATCAATTAATTTAGCACCATGACAGCTACTGCACGTCACCAGGCTGGCCGCGCTGAGGGAATAATCGCGAAATACATAACGCGCCATAGTGTCGAGAAATTTTGAACGCTTACCCTCTTCCATTTTCCGTAATGCCCCATGCCGTTCTGCACGCTGCTCTGCTAATAGCCTGATATAGGCGATGATATTTTCAGAAGATAAAACCCCAGCTTTTGCAAGATACAATTCAATACCCACTGCGGCTTTTGCAGTAAGTAGCCCGAGGGATGCCATTACGTCAGTAATAGTCAGCGTATCAGACGTTATTCCGCATGGTACTGCGCCGGGCATCATGGATTTAGGTGAAAAATATTTCGGTAAGGACTCAAGATTCATTTCGATGCTCCCGTTTTGCTTCAATGCGGACGTAATTACGAAGAATGCGGTATGCCACAGGAAAAGATCCCCGGTATCGATAAATTCGGAGACGCAACCAGCGCATGCGGAGTATCTCGATCAGTTCTGGTTTCATGCGGCCTCCAGCTTTTTTAGCGCACGCAGATCCGCCAGAGCCGCGAGCCTGATTTCCTTCAGCTCCTCGACCGTCCAGCGGTGCGGGGTGTTATTGTTCTCGAGTGCCAGCACCGCCGCCTCACCGTAACGCTCAACCAGCGCGGCACGATATGCTTCGATGTTCCCTGATTTGTAGACGTTGCAGACATCACACTGAAGATGGATGTTGAAGCGAGTAAAGCGCAGATGCCCGGCGGCGGCCGTACTCCTGTAATGGCCTGCATGCCATGCGAATGCCGTCTTCGTTCCACAGGAGATGCAACCGAGTCCTTCTGCCAGTTCGGTTTCGCGGCAAATGTCATTTACGGCGCGCTGCGTCAAGTCAATCCAGTGTTTCAGCGGCTTAACCGCGGCTTTCCGCTGGCGCCAGGCGGCGCGTTCTTTTTTCTCAGCGGCGCGCTGAAGGGATTGCGCCTTACGTTGCGCGGCTTCGCGAGCTTTTCTGGTCTGTTCTTTGCCGACGGCGCTGGCGCACTGGTACGAGCAAACGATCTGCCCCTCGCGTATCGGGTGAAACCACTGGCGGCATTCTTTGTTTGCGCACTTACGGCGCGGTAATTTAGCCATGTTCACCCCCAGACCTTTTGGCGTAAGGATTTTGGCGTCCGCACCCGGTGTGCATATTCAGGTAATTTCGCGCTGACAGTCCAGGTAATGAAGTCAGGGTTCAGGCTCTTCTCTGTCCTTATGCCCCGCTTCTGATAATCCGATATCAGAGTGTCGGCCTGCTCGGTTGTACAGTCGTGATGATGGAACCAGGAGTATTTCATCGCCATCACCCCGCAAAGCTCATGAGCTGGGCGGCGGCGTTCTCGGCCTCGCGCTGAGTACGGAATGTACGTGATAAAATCCAGCGCCAGAGAACATCAAGCGCGGATTTATACAACTGCTGAAATTCGACCTCATCCATGCTGGAAAAAGCGATGCTGCGGGGATGTTTGCGAAGGGTGCCGTCCGGTAACTGGATGGCGTCATAGTGACCAGCCTCAACCGTCACCCATGCGCGGTAGGCATCGAATGATTTACACAGGCTAATCCCGTTTGTTACCCGGCGGTTTGCAATCTGTTCCAGATACTGTTCAGCCGCATCCAGTAATGCGCTTTCATTCCCGCCATATGCAGCGAGAAACTTTGCATAACCGTTTACCAGTTTGCGCTCATTGGCAGAAATGGCGCCGCCGGTGGGTTCCCAGTATTCAAACCCAAGATTAAGCAACGCGAAAAAGCGGCGATGGAATGCAGGATTCCTCACCTGACGGAACTCAGCCACCAGCACGGCGCCGAGTTTGATTTTTGATTGCAGAATATCACTGGTCTCCGGCGTTGCGGGGATCAGAATTCCAGATGACTGCTTGATGAGTTGTAATTCGTGCGCCATGGTATTCTCCGTGGCGCAGTAGATTGGGAGTTCAGCCCGCAAGCGAGTATAACAAAGGATGATTATTCATGATAACCGGCTCTGATAGTTAGCTCATTAATCAGGGTATCGCTCCCCATGATGTCATTTTGCAACAACGGCAGAAACCGGACATAGCGGCCATCCCGATACATCAATGACCTGTTGCAGTCAGGAAAAAAATCCATTTCAGCAATTACTGTCATGTCATCACGGCGAATAACAGCATATTTACAAGTGAATGTTTTATTTAAATTTTTCACGGTGTCTCCATAGATAACGAACTTGAGCATTTTTAAAGCATCTTCATGCTCACCATGAATATATAGGAGACTATTAATTATCATCATCAATAAATATGGTTATTTTTTGACCGTATGCAATGACATTTTCTCTGTGTTCTATTTATAATCTTATAACTGGTTATTTTTTGACATGCTCATTTCCCGGACATTAAAAAAACCGCCGGCGCAGGTATTAAGTACGGGTACATTGAGGTTGTCTGACACATCACAGGTGACGGAGATTCATCCCCCAAGGTCTCTTACTTAGCAATGAAGACAACTACCTCCTCTCTGTCTGGCCGGTTCGATCGCAGTCTCTCCTCGTTACTGGTGCAGTCACTGTGACAGTGATGCAGATGATAATCAGGACGATTAACATCGCTGCGGTTGACTTATCCGGCAAAATTATGCTGCCATGATGCCAGTTAACCATACTGGCATCATGGCCAACCGGCATCGAAAAGCATGTTGACCAGACTCGCAGGCCATTGAATCACGCAACAACCAGTTACTATCATCTGATGAAAAAGGCTGTGCATAACAGAATCAGAACTGACTGGTATCAGGGCCATGTTCTTCAGCAGCAAATACATAAGATGAAGCAAGATATAAAGAATGAAGGAAAAATCGAGTATAAAAAACGTACAGAATTGTCTGAAGTAACTTCCCTGCAGCATTGACGCCGCAGGGAATCTATTTATGGTGTAACTATATTGAACCAGAACTCAAACTTGTCCATATAGCCCAGCATCTCATCCAGTTTCGCAGCATTACCGGTAACGTTGACTTCTCCTTTATCTTGAGCCTGCTTCAGAGTTTCTTCCTTCAGGATAATTTTATTCAGCGTGTCACGGTTCAGAGTAATCGTGGCATCAGCATCTTTCGCTTCAGCATTAGCCGTGTGGTTCAGCACGCCATTTTCCAGCTCAAGCTTGTACTTTCCGCCGTCGCTGCCAAGGTCAATATTAAATACCGCCCGGGCATTACCCGCTTTTTCACCGTTGATATGTACAGCCAGGAAGTCGAAGAACATTTCAGGGGTCATCGCCCGAACGGTATCCGGACTTGCTGTATTTGGCGTCGGACCTTTAACCACACCGTTACGCAGCTCCTGCGCACCGGTCAGGTAGAAGTTACGCCATGGACCAGATTCAGCCTGATACCCCAATTGCTCCAGCGCATCGGCTTCAAGGTTACGTGCATTCTGGTTATTTGGATCGGCAAACACGACCTTACTCACCACCTGAGCAACCCAACGGTAGTTCCCCTGGTCAAAGTCTGCTTTAGCTTTCTGAAGAATCGCATCGGCACCGCCCATGTATTCAACAAATTTCTTGGCCGCTTCTTCGGGTGGCAGCTCATCAAGGGTTGCCGGATTGCCATCGAACCAACCGAGATACAGCACATACGTTGCTTTTACGTCATGGCTGATGGAGCCGTAATAGCCGCGGTTGGCCCAGGTTTTTGCCAGGCTATCCGGTAGTTTGAAGTTGGCCGCTATTTCGTCGCGAGTCAGACCTTCATTGGCCATGCGCAGAGTCTGGTCATTGATATAACGATACAGGTCTCGCTGGCTTTTCAGCAGACCAACAACATTCTCGTTACCCCAGGTCGGCCAGTGGTGCTGGGCCATAATAATTTCAGCTTTGTCACCCCAACGCACTATAGCTTCGTTGATATATTTCGACCACGGCAACGGCTCACGAATTTTTGCGCCACGTAGCGAGTAAGTGTTATGCAGGGTGTGAGTGACGTCCTCTGCGGCTTCGATGAGTTTCTTCTCTTCGATGAACCACAGCATTTCCGAAGGGGCTTCCGAACCAGGGGCCAGCATAAAGTCGTAAGTCAGGCCATCAATCACTTCTTTCTGGCCGTCTTTATCGATGATATTAGTGGGCGCAATCAGTGTCACCGTCCCCGCAGAGGTGGTCGTCCCCAGTCCGGCGCCAACCTGGCCGGAGGCATCTGGTTTCAGGAGGTTGCCATACATATAGCTGGCACGGCGGCTCATCACGTTGCCGGCCATAATATTCTCGGCTACTGCTGCCTCCATAAAGCCAGCAGGCGCATACACTTTCACCTTGCCGGATTTCACGTCCGCTTCATCGACAACGCCACGCACACCGCCATAGTGGTCAACATGGCTATGAGTATAAATGATGGCGACAACAGGCTTATTGCCACGGTTTTTGAAATACAAATCCATACCGGCTTTGGCTGTTTCCGCAGAAACCAGCGGATCGACAACCGTAATCCCCTCTTTACCTTCGATAATCGTCATGTTGGATAAATCAAGGTTACGAATCTGGTAGACGCCGTCTGTGACTTCAAACAAGCCACTGATATTGATTAGCTGGGACTGACGCCACAGACTAGGGTTAACAGTGTCAGGAGATTTTTCCCCTTCTTTTATGAAAGCGTACTGCTGTGGATTCCAGATGACATTCCCTTGCTCTCCCTTAATCACCTCTTCAGGTAAACCAGCGATAAAGCCTTTATGGGCATTCGTGAAATCGGTGTTATCAGAGAAAGGAAGTTGGTTATAAAGCGCATCGTTAGCTTGCTTGGTTGAAGCAGTGGCACCTTTTGGGGCTTCCTGTGCAAATAAAGGTGTCAGCGCAGTGGAAGAGAGTAGCCCCGCCAGCGCAAAACTTTTAACGATCAACTTAAGTCTCATTTGTACCCCTCATGTAAAAATATTCTGTATCACTCAGTCTGGTAGATTAATTATCTGTTAATTCAAACAATTAAAGTTATTGCTGACCATTTTCTCTCTTTTAAATATAACCAAAACGTTACATTTCGCTATTTATGGATACAAATAAATCGTGTTTTACGTCAGCCAGTTCCATCCTCTTTTAGTAAGTGGGGTAAGCTCGCTTCCCGTTTCCGGGAGACAACTATAATTATTCCCCCTACTACAGAAGCTTTGACTATAAGTTCGTCACTGTGGAACAAAAATCATCTCATCAGCCAAAAATGCTGCCTGGCCTGATAGCTTTTCCATTTTTCACTGTGAGGTATCTGCGCACTACACTGGATAGTAATTATTCATTATATGAGGCGGTTAAGGATGGGGCAGGATTCGGACGACAGGCGCCGTACTTCCAGTGCTGGAAGGATATGGCAGGATCATAAAGATATGGTCACGCAAGCGCTACGTGTAAGTATTCCGTGGTTCACATTTGTGAATATCAGTTTTGCGCTTATAATTTTATTTCGCCACATACTCATCAGTGACTTTGACAAGTCGATCAGTGCACAGACTGGAATACTGCCTTTAATAGACGATATTATGGGCAGTATTATTATTTTTTCGTTCCTGATACTCCTTTTCATTTACCGCCTTCCGGCCAGATTTACTCCTCTTTGTCTGGTGATGCTGCTGATTCTCAGTCTGATGTGGAGCTATTGTAGCTACTGTTTTATTGTCTGGTGGCAACTGCCTTTTGCCTGGCCTCTCAGTGTCATCCTTATGCTTACCGCGCTGGCTGCGCTTTATTATCATCTGCCAGCGTTGCTACTTTTCATCGTCCCGTTATGGCTGACCGCCCTGCTGGCCAGTGTGCAGCTTAACCAGTATGTGAATATCCGGTTTTTATTAGTCTGGCTTACTCTTACCGCCATACTCATTTATGGTCGCTTTATCCTGCAGCGCTGGTTTGATGAAGCCTGGTTGCGTTACCAGGAAAACCGGATGCTTATCGCGCGTCTCGACGTTATGGCTCACCAGGATGCACTGACCGGGACCGCTAATCGACGTTCAATGGAAATTTTTCTTGGGGATGCTCTCCGCCAGACGGAGCCGTTTGCACTGATCATGCTCGATGTGGACTATTTCAAAAACTATAACGACCATTATGGTCACCAGGCTGGCGATGCCTGTCTGGCAAAGGTGGCCGGGGTAATGAAGAGGTCGGTTCGTACTCCGGCAGACCTGGTGGCACGTTACGGGGGCGAGGAGTTTGTCGTTGTGCTGCCTTCGTCGTCGCTGAATGAAGCTGCACTGGTTGCTGAACGTATTCAGACAAACCTGCGTGAAACCGCAATGCCGCATGCAGCATCTGCGGTTAGCGAAACGGTCACCGTCAGTATGGGCATCACCCTTTCCACAGCCGGTGACACTGTTACCGGCATTATTGCCAGAGCGGACGAGGCCCTTTATCGGGCTAAACAACAGGGACGTAATCGTTGGGTAAAGTAAAACCAGTTGCCCGGTGTTTGATACAGATGATCACCTTGCCATACTCAGATAATTAAAACTGAATATTTGGAAGCAAAAAAGACAGTCGGACTCACGGAACCTTTGCGCTGGTACAGCCTGAATATCAGATAAAATTATGTCCAGCCGCAGATAACCAGTTGACAGTGGAATATTCCTGGTGTTGTGAACAAGGCGACATTCACAACACGACTGTGCTCACGGAATTCAAATGCCGAACGGGTGATTACGATATTCACTACCTCTGCAAAGTTATATTATTCGATTTTCATGCAGATTTCGCCTCCCGGTGATGTCCCCGATAAAATGCCAGTACCCTTTGCATCGTCACGCTGTTCCGGCACTCCGTACAGATAACGTTTCTGGTCCGGTCGTAGGAACTCACGACACCTTCCGGCGTTTTCAGAAAGCGGGTAATCCTGGCATCTTCACGTTTCTGCTTCCAAAGCAGGAAAGCCTGTTCCGAAGGAAAAATACCGCTTCTCCCGGCCTGATACAGATCCCCACAACTTTCCGCCTTTTCCAGGTAGTGGCGGGCTGTAAAAATGGTTAACCCTGTTATCTTCCGCAGCTCTCCAAACGTCATCCGACCGTGTGTTCGTACCAGTTCCGTCAGGCGCTTCTGTATTTCAGCTTTCTGCGCCGGTGTGTAATTTCTGCTCATAAATCCCCCCTGTTAAAGCCTTCCCGCCGCCTTACGCCGTCTGAATTCTTCCATCATCAGTTGTGCCGGGGTTGGCCCTGCAGGATGACGCGGCGCTGCCAGTTGACGGCGTACCGGCGGTATGCTGAAACCATTACCGACGTGTTTTGTCCACTTCGCCAGTAACCGTTCTGCAAGTCGTTTCAGTTCGCCTTCCGTCATCTGGTGCTCAACGCCCGTTCTGCGCATCTCGGTGCAGATGTGATACAGAACCGGCTGAGGCCACGGATATTTATCACTGCCGGAGTAGCGCCAGGACTCGTTACGCCAGTGACGATATTCCGCCAGCACCGCATCGGCTGTGAGACCAAACGCATTAGCTCCGCTTTCAGAAACCAGCGAAATAAACTCAGCCAGGTCCGGCGGCCATGTCTCAGCCGCCCGGCATCGCTCCATACACTGCTGACAAATCAGCCGGATTTGGCGCTCAGTCATCGCCCCAATCTGGGCCACCCACAGCTTCGAAGGCGCCGCGCCATTCTTCTGCGTCCATCGGTTCGAATAAATTTCCCCCATGACTTCCCAGAGTCGCCAGGCCGTCTCCGTCGCTGGCGATCCCGTTTTCGCGTTCCCACTGCACGCGGGCTGCCCTGATTTGCTGTACTGCCCGCGATGCGGTGCTGTCTGGCTGGATTTCTGCATGGCTTTCTCCCCTGCTGGCTGGTTTCGCCTTTGCCCTGACGTGGTTTACGTGACGGGCGAATTTTTGTTCCCACTGGATTTGTGTGAACACCTTTCCCTCCGACGTCCAGTAATCCCTGAACGCGACAAGCTCCGTAGGTAAATACTCCGGCTCTGGTAACGCAACGCCCCACTGGGCGGCCCGTTGTCGGAAATCCAGCGAGGGATGCCAGTCATCCATCATTGAGAATTTCCCGATCGGCTCGTTCAGGCCTTCCCGGTATTCCGGTTCAGTCACGACAGGCTGTTGCATAATTCCAGGCTGACTAACCGGAGCACTCGCGCGCGCACGCGCGTTATGTGTGGGGTTTAATTCTTTTAGATCTATATCTTTATTAGTTCCCTTTTTGTTGGCTTCCTGTTTAAACACCGAACCAACACCTGTTGAACATGTGTTACTTCCACTGGCGGCCTGCGTTTTCTTCCTGTTCCTTCTGGACTGAACAGATGCTTTCCCTGCTGCCGACTTTTTCGCCAGAACATCCCTGACCGCAGCGAGATCATTCTCGATACGCTCATGAATCCATTCAGTGCCGTTATCAATGAAAAATTCTCTCAGGGACTCTTCCACAGCCCCCCAGCGTTCACTGCTAATCCGAGCAATTTTTGCCAGCCTGCTTTTCGGGATAGCTCTTCCGGTCTGCCAGTAATTGAACATCAACAACAAATAGGCTCCATGCTCCTCGGCAGAAAGGTGCATGGTGTCCGCCAGATAATCAGCGATGTAAAGCTGCATGTATGGAAGTGTGGCCATAAAGCCTCTCTACGCTCTTTTCCGGGCGATCTGAAAACATAAAAAATTACTCACTGGTCATGTCTCTGGTACTGCTGGCGATAACCGCTACGTAACGCCTGTAACGCATATATGGCCTCGTCACACTCCCGCTCAAAATCCGCCAGCGGCGCGCCAAGAAGTACCGCGCTTGCCACTGCGGTTTTTTTAAAAGCTGTAAAAGCAGGTACTCAATGCTCTGCCCTGCCGTTATTCGTTTATGCAGTTCCGGCGCACTTTTGCGGATCGCCTCCAGAATAGCGGGGATCAGCGCAGAGAATTTCTCGCAGTGCTCCGCCGTTTCCCGTTTCCGCCAGCGCTGAAAAATGTTTATCCGGTTACGGCGCCATGCGTCGTAATCCACCGTTCCGTCGTCACGCTCGATACGGTGAACCGCTATTTCCGGTCGCGCCGGCTGCTCCAGGAATGCGCGGGTGATCAGTTGCGTGGCGGTTTCCTGGGTTATCTGTAGATATGCCAGCCATGACGATAACGCCTGACTGGCTGTTTCAGGGGTGATCATGGTTGTTCACCTTCGCTAATATGGTTCTGCTATCGTTCACATGAGGCGGGAAAACATCATCAAGAACACAGCGAGATCCCAGATGGTTAAGTGTGGCAACAATTTTTCGGCACTCCTCCAGTCCGGGTGTGCGAAAATTTGCTTCGTAGTTCGCCAGACGGCTCTGTATCCATCCCAGGTGAGTCGCAAACTGCCGTTGAGATAGCCCCAGTTGCTTTCTGTATGTTGAAATTTTGTTCATTTAAAACCTCCGCCAACAATTCTAAACACAATGTGTGTTGCATGGTCAAGTTGTTTTGTGTTTTGCGTAAATCACGCATCGTGATAAAAGGGAGCCATGAGAAAAGAAAATGAAAAAATTGCCGCCAGCCGGCTTAATGATGAGATCGCAATGCGCCTCAAGGGGCGCAGACAAAAGCTCGGCCTGTCTCAAGGTAAACTGGCTGAGATTTGTGGATGGACTCAGTCACGCATAGGAAACTATGAAGCAGGAAGTAGAAATGTTGGGGTGTATGATGCAGTTGTACTTGGTGAAGCACTAGGTATTTCCCCACCCGAACTTCTGTTTGGTGAAAAGGACTCCTCGCAGGCATGGCTAAGTGATCAACATAAAAAATTACTTGAGTTATTCAATCAGTTACCAAGCTCAGAGCAACAACGAATGATTGATCTCTTTGAGGTTCGTTTAAAAGAGATTGATGACTATGTTGAAACGTATCTAAGAAATCGCCTTAAAAACTCAACTCAACCACCAGAAAACTAACTTAAGACTTGACCTGAATAGTTTAAAACCTGCCACTGGCGGGTTTTTTATTGCCTCAAGCCCAGCAGAACGCCCTCCCCCAACCAAAAACACATTATGTGTTGACAATTACACGTCATTCCGTGTTTAATGAATTCATCAAGACAACGCCAGACCAGATAACAGCCGGACAATACCAAGAGTTATCCCGCTGCTGAGTCGGGCTAAGTAGCCAGCCTGAGGCATACGAACATGACGGCAGTTGTTGTTAAGTAACAAGCGCAGTAGATAAAACGTTCCGCTGGCCGGCGATAAGGCAAACGAGGGTGAGAATGATTGATTTCGCACGTAAACCAGCTCGACAGCAGGCCGTCCCGCTCAACCGGATTGAGGTTTTAATCCGCCGCCTCTGCTACCTGCTGGCGCAGAAAGGAGATCCGGATGCTTAAACAATGCGGTTACTGCCGCAAATCCATTGATGAAGGCAAAGAAGTAAAAAACATCCTTCTCTATCGCAACGGCTCGCAACTGGCGCGCAAAGAAAAGGAATATTGTTCCAGGCAGTGCGCTTAATACGACCAGATGGCGCACGAAAGTTAAATAGTAGTTCCGAAATATGAAATGAAAGATTCGCCATTAATTTGGCGTGGCTTCCTACACCCTGAATTTAAGACTGGAGAACTTATGGAAATCGTAAAAATCGAAATGAACCTGAAAGCAGTTAATAAGAGCATTGCTTTATTCAATTGCGAAAAGAAAGTCTCAGGCGTTATTCACTCAAATTCAACTGGCGAAACTACTGTGATTCTCGACGGTGGATATGTACTCGGAAAGTTCGACTGTCCTCATTGTGCTGTAGAAGCCATTTCGCTGCTCACAGTCAAGGTAAGTGATGGAGAACAAGCAGGGTTTGGTAATTACCGAAGTTACAAGATTGATTACTCAG